GATGCAGATAAGGTTGAAAAAGCAGCGACATCTTCTGGATATAACGAATATGACTCTCCTGAAAAAATTGCTAGGGATTTTGACGGCGATAACTATTATGATGATGATGACAACAATATTAGTCCTGTTTATGATTTGCACGAAATTTATATGCGGTATGATCGAGATGAAGACGACTATGATGAGCTTATTAAAGTCTGCAAAGTAGGAAATGTTGTTCTTAATGTAGAGGAAGTTGATGAGATTCCTTTTGTTATATGGACTCCTATTCGCATTCCACACAGATTGACAGGTCTTTGCCCTGCTGATGCAGCGGCCCCACTCCAAAAGGTTAAGAGTACACTTTGGCGTAACCAGTTAGATAACCAGTACAACCTTAACAATGGCCGTCCTGTTATCGTAGAGGGTCAGGTAGACCTAGACTCAGTAATGAGCAGCAAGCCCGGTGCGCCTTACATTGTTAAGCATCCTAATGCTATCTCATTCCCACAACAACCTTCATTTGGACAGCATACTTACAACATGATGGGTATTGCTGATCAGATGCTAGAGCAGAACGTAGGGTCTACTGATAACTCTATCAGCCCTGACATCCTCCATGGCAACACAGCGGCGGGTGCAGTTAGCCAAGTTCTATCTAAGCGACAAGCTAGAGTTCGTTTAATAGCGAGAGAGTTTGGTGAGTTTTTACGCAAAGTCTTTATGGGCATCTACGAGCTAGAGATAGCTTATTCAGATGACAAGTCTATATTCCGGCTAGACAACAAGTTTGTAGAGGTAGACCCAAGACACTGGCATGCACGAAAAGACGTTACAGTTCTTGTCGGTTTAGGCAACGGATCTAAAACTGAACAGTTATTCCATATGCAACAAACTATGGCCGCACAACAAGCTATGCTTAGCGCTGGCGGCATGGGAATTACTGTTACACCACAGCAGATTGTACAGTTGCAAGAAGATATGGTAAGACTGTATGATAAGAGCGCACACGGCAGGTACTTCACAGAGCCACCTGCTGAGTTTACAGGGCAACCTGAACCACAGCCACCATCAGCGCAAGAACAAGCGTTAATGGCGCAGGTAGAGATAGAGAGAGCTAAGCTTGAGCTAGATAGACAAGAACTGGCCCTAAAAGAGCAACAATTCATGCTTAAAGTGCGAGAGCATGAAGATGAGAACGAATTTAAGTTAGCGGAACTTAACTTGGAGGCACGCAGTGAGAGAGCAGTCAAGATTGGTAACTAGCCTTGTTAGTGAGAGCGCAAATAACGACACTAAGTTAAAAGTAGCAAACGGAGCCGCAAGGCTTATTGAGGATGGCGCAGTACAGTTTATTTTTCAGGAAATGGAAGATAATCTATACAGGGCTTTTTCTGGAGTGCAGACACCCGAATTAGGTGAAGCTCTTTGGAGAGAGGTTAAGGTAGTTAAGGCTTTAAAAGAGAACTTGGAGTGGTATGCAAACCAACGAGAAACACTCGGAAAACAAGTCCGAGGAAGATAAAGAATATTACATCGTATCTGATGATTTAATTAACTGGATGCGAGGAGTAGCGTACACAAAGTTGTCGTTACAAGAGGTAGATGGGTTTACTGATCAGTTGTTCAATGCACCAACTCTTCAGCAATACTTAGAACTGCAAGAAAGCAAAAAACCAAAAATTATCACTTAACAAAGGATAACGGCAAGACCGACCCTTAAAGGATATTAAAATGAGCGAGAAACTTGAGAACACCCCTTTGGAATTCTCTACTATAGACCCCATGACAGAAGCTGCTGGACTTGAGGCAGTATTGGGCATGATTAACCCTAAAGAAGATTTAGGACAAGTTGAAAATGATTCTGTACCTGAAGCTAAGTTAGAAGAATTTGAGGAAGAATATTCCGAAGAAGAATTTGATGACGAGGTGGAAGAAACACTCGATCAAACTGAAGACGATGAGTTGGAAGAAAGTGATGAGCCAGAAATGTCTGGTGACATCGAGCTTGACGACAGCGAATACGATTATTTAGTTTCTGCCAAAGAGTTCTTGAATGAGAACGGTCTTGATGATATTGAAAAAATCAAGAGTGGCATATTGATGCAGGGTGATTACACTCGTAAGACTCAGGCGTTATCTGACGAGCGCAAAGCATTTGAGGCTGAGCGAAACACATCTCTCGAAGAAACAGCAAGGCTGTTAGAGGTGGCTCAAGCAATGGTATACGGTCAGCGGCCAACCCATACAACTCAAGAGCTTTTAGCGTTAAAAGAGTCAGATCCCTATGCTTATGAACAAGCTTTAGAAGCAAAGGTTCTTTACGAACAAAAGGAATCTGAAATAAACGGTGTAGCCAGTAAAGTATCAGAGCAATACCAAGCACAACAAGCAGAGCAATTACAGGCTCAATCAGCACAACAGGCAGAATTGTTAATTCAATTAGAGCCTGGTTTCGCAGATCAAAACACTGCGACTCAGAAAGTAAGTGTAATGACTGAGTATTTTAAAGGCATTGGGGGCGACCCAGAGATGCTTAATACTGTAAATGACGCTATTGTGTTGAAGGTGTTACACGATGCTGCAATGGCTAGTCAATCGCAAAAACAGGTTGCTGAAAGTAAAGCTCCTAAAAAGAAGACTTCTAAAACTGTTATAAGAAAAGGAACGTCAAAGAGTCGTGCGGAAAAACAGGCTGCGGCACAAAAAGCTAAAGTAAAAAAGGCTATACGGTCTGATGGATCTTTAGACAAAGAATCTGCCGTAGATTTAATTTTTGACTCTTTTAAATAGGTAAATAATCATGGCTACAATCGCAGGTAACAGCGCGTATGCTTTAGAATCTGTTGCTACAGGCTCTAACATTCGTGAAGACTTAGGTAATGTTATTTATAATGTTACTCCTTACAAAACTCCATTCTCGTCTGGCGTTGCAAAAACTCGTGCAACTAACGACAACCACGAATGGTTAACAGACACTTTAGCTAACACAGCTCCAAGCTTTGCAGTTGAGGCAGATACTATTGGCGCCTCTTCAACTGACGGTCGAGTTCGTAAAGGCAACTTTGTTGCTATCTTACAAGAAACTGCAACAGTTTCTAAGAAAGCTGAAATGTTTGATCGTGCTGGTATTCCAGGAAAAGAAATGGCATATCAGTTGCTGAAGAAAGGTAAAGAGCTTCAGATGACTATGGAAAAAGCTTTGCTTTTAGCTGACAACGTAAAAGTTGCTCCAACTAACAGCACTGCTGGCGAACCTGCCCCAGTTGCATCTTGGATCTTAACCAACCAAAGCAAAGCATCAAACGGTACTGACAACAGTGCATCTACAGGCTTAACTAAGCCAACATTAGGCGACAACCGAACATTTACTGAAGCTTTCCTTACAACTGTCTTAGATGGTGTTTGGGACGGTTCTGGTGACTTTTCTAATGTTTCTATTATGGCTGATGCTGCTCGTGTAACTTCTATTCGTAATGTTGTAAATGGCATGGCAGGAGCTGAAGGTATGACTACCGATGTCTCTGCTGGTGAAATCTACAACCGAATTGCAATTTACCAATCTCAGTTTGGTCCTGTAAAAGTAGTTCCTAACAAGCATATGCCTTCAAACCAAATTTACGTTTTGGATATGTCTTCTTGGGGTGTTGCATTTGGTGGTGGTAAAACTATCCACACTACTGAATTGTCAACTTCTACTTCTGCTGAGAAGCAACTTCTTGAGACTTACTTTACTCTTGAAGCTCGCTCTGAAGAAGCAAACGGTGCAATCTACTCTATTTCTTAATAGGGCTAATAAAGGACGGGGAGCTTCGGCTCCCTTTTCCTGTAACTAGGAGATTATTATGCCAAGCGGTATGGGTACATACGGAAAGAAACGAGGTCGTCCAGCGGCGGCTAAGCCTAAAAAGAAAAAAGTTAAGAAAGGTAAGAAGTAATGCCTGATCTAACCAAAAGGCAAAAAGATACGCTAGCTAGACATAAGCAGCATCATACATCTAAACATATGGCTTTTATGAGAAAAGAAATGAAAAAAGGTAACACCTTTACTGAGTCTCATAAAAAAGCAATGAAGAAAGTAGGAAGATAAAAATGCCAGCTAAAAAAGGTTTGTACGCAAACATTAATGCTAAACGCAAAAGAATTAAAGCAGGTAGCGGTGAGAAGATGAGAAAGCCTGGCACTAAAGGCGCACCGACTGCAAAAGCATTTAAGCAAGCAAAGAAAACAGCTAAGAAAAAGTAATGGCTAAAGTTAGAATAAAACGTAAGACAGATCCTAGGCTTGCAAGAGCCGGGGTTTCTGGTTACAACAAGCCTAAAAGAACACCTAATCATCCTACTAAGTCGCACATTGTAGTGGCAAAGTCAGGTGATCAGATCAAGACAATACGTTTTGGTCAGCAAGGAGCAAAGACTGCTGGTAAGCCTAAGAAGGGTGAGTCAGAAGCAATGAGAAAGAAACGAGCATCATTTAAGGCTCGTCACCGTAAGAATATAGCCAGAGGCCCTATGTCAGCGGCTTACTGGGCTAACAAAGTTAAATGGTAGGAGAGAGAAATGAGTGAGCAAAAGTTTACAAACTGGCATGGAAACATGAAGGAAGAGTGGACTGTTGAAAACGATGGTCGACTAAGGTTAGATCAAACTCACGACATAACACAGCTTCTTGAAGATAACAAGAATGCCAGAAACTCTGTGAGCAGTTGGAAAAAATACGATCCAAAGAAAGAGTTTCATCAAGTTTTAGACTTATCCATGACTGACGTTATGAGAATAAAGAAAGAACATGGCGTAGATATTTTAGCGCAAAATGTAGACTGGAAATACGTCTTTAAGCTTATCCAGACACATTACCCATATATGAAAACCACAACAGCGAGACTGTAATGGCAATATTTAGTAGTGTTACAGAACTAAAAAACTCAATAAAAGACTGGTTAAATAGACCAGACTTAAGTGATCTCTTAATAGAGGATTTTTTAACTCTTGCAAACGGTGAGATGCAAAGAAAACTAAACACAAGAAATCAAATAAACATTTTTAGAAAGGTAGTCGGTCGTCTACCAACTAGTTCGGGTCCGGCTGAGCCGGGAGTTGGGGCTATTGACTCTGACGAAATTACAGAGCAAAGATTTTATTATCCTCTTGGGGCTGATGGCATCATATCAATAAGTGACTCTAAAGGAAGAAGATTAAGACCTGTAACTTTTGCAGAATATAAAATGCTTGCAGAAAACAGCTCTGGCGATGCTTGTGCTTTTGCAGGAGCGGGTAATTATATATATATTGCTCCTAAAATAGCTCTTGATGATGTTTTTACAATTGCAGACAAAAACGAAGACGCTTCTTGGGCTACAAACTATCAAGGGTCCACAACTGTTGCAGCATATAATCCTCTTCTTTTAGGTTCATTAATGTACGCTTATATGTATTTAAAAGATGATAATAGAGTAGCTTTATATCGAGAAAAGTTTGATGATGCAATACAAGACTTAAATAAGCAATCTACCAAAACTTTAGGTTTAGGAAGAATAAAAGATGACAGTATTACTCAGTTTGGAGGGCCACTAGCGTGAGTTCAGCAATTAATGATACATTGCCGCAGCAGGGTAATGCCACAACCGCCAGCGTAAGAAATAACTTTGTCGCTGCTAAAACAGAAATAAATAATTTAGAAAGGTTAACAGAAGATAAAGTTGTTACTACTGGCGACTATGACGAGCAAGTTGCTAACTTTTCTAATGACGTAATTTTAGCTGAAGGTGTAAGAATATCCATTGAAGTTGGGTCTTTGTCTGGCGGTACTGATAACGCTAATGACACTACAACACCTACTTTAAATGTTGATTCTACTGGCGCTAAAACTATCATTCGTCAAGACGGATCTGCTCTTGTTGCTGGAGACTTAAAAGCTGGTCAGTATGTAGATTTAATATATGATGCAACAGCAACTAAATGGGTATGGTTAAACAGCCCTTACGCTCAATTAATTACTTCTTTAAAAGAGGAGATAGCAGCTAACGTATATCCTGTCGGCTCTATCTTTACAACTACTACTAATTATAGCGATTCTAGTAACGGAGCAGCGGTAACAACTGCTCTTGGTATGGCAAGCACAGTACAGTGGTCAAGATATGCACAAGGTAGAACTATCGTTGGTGCTGACTTAGGCACAACCATTAATAGTGCAAGCTCATCCTCTAATGTTGTTACTTTGGTGGTTACCAGTCATGGATTATCGGCAGGAGACAGCATAACCGTAAGCGGATTTGCAAGTGACACTGATGCAAATGGATCTTTTACTGTAGATAGCACCACATCGACAAATATTGTTTATACAGCTTCAAACGTAAGCGATGGTAGTTTAACTGGATCTAACTTATTAGTTATCAACAACGCATTTGATGCTGGCGATACTGGCGGTGCTTCTAACCATACGTTATCACAAGCAGAGATGAATCATAACCATCAGTGGTATAAAATAGTCACTAATGGTTTTGACACAATAAGAACAACTGGAGATGGTGAAGCATCTAGTTATGACGCATCTGCTAATGAAAAAATTATAGAAGGGGATGGCAGAATGGATTCGGTAAATTACTTTACAGACAACAACAGAAACATTACTGGCGAAACAGTAACACCGCATAACAATTTGCAACCTTACATTACTACTTACATTTGGAAGCGAACAGCTTAATGCCATTTGAGACCGATAAAAATAACGGCTTTAAATTTGATGCGTCAGAGCTATTAAAGACTGGCGTATACCCTGAAGTCTTTGATCGCAGAATACCTTTCTGGAAAACTGTAGACGGTGTTCAGTACACCGAGTTTGGTA